CCCCGGTGCAAAGTTTCGTGAATCCAAGTCAACGTGGCACTTTCCATCAGGAGCCACCATCTGGTTCACATACCTCGATAAAGACAAGGACGTAACTCGTTTCCAAGGTCAGGCGTTTAACTGGATAGGTATAGACGAGATAACCCAGTACCCTACGCCGTACGTTTGGGATTATCTTCGTTCACGTCTTCGTACAACTGACCCAGAATTACAGCAGCATCTGTACATGCGCTGTACAGCCAACCCCGGTGGTGTTGGTGGCTGGTGGGTTAAGAAAACGTACATCGATGATATTGAACCAAACAAACCGTACGCTGCCTTCGACATAGAAACACAAACTCCATTCTTGTACCCATCAAATCATGAGAAGGCAGGACAACCTCTCTTCTACCGGAAGTTCGTACCGGCACGACTGACAGACAATCCATTCCTGATGGAGGATGGACAATACGAAGCAATGCTGCTATCATTGCCCGAAGTAGAGCGGAAGCGATTGTTAGATGGAGATTGGGATGTCGCAGAGGGTGCAGCTTTTCCTGAGTTTTCTCGTGTTCGACACGTGGTCGAGCCTTTCGAATTACCTACCAACTGGCCCCGCATACGAGCCGCCGACTATGGCTATGCGAGTCCTTCGTGTGTGCTTTGGGGTGCTATTGATTGGGATAACAATATTTGGGTCTATCGTGAGTTGTACGCCAAGCACTTGACAGCGGAAGAACTGGCTGATAAAATACTAGAAGCAGAACAACTTGACCCACCTGCACACTACACCGTACTCGATTCATCATGCTGGAACAAGACAGGCTTCGGTCCATCGATAGCTGAAACGATGATGAGAGCAGGAGTGAGGTGGACACCATCTGACCGTAATCGGTTACAAGGTAAGATGGAAATACACAGACGATTAGCTGATGACCCGTACACACAAGAACCACGGGTACGTTTCTTTTCTAACTGTCAAAACATAATCAAGCAGCTTACAGGCATACCGCTGTCCAAAACAAACAGCGAAGACGTAGACACCAAAGCAGAAGACCACGCATACGATGCTCTTCGCTATATGCTGATGACAAGAATGAGCGGTTACGCTGCCATACAACATCAGCTTGGTGCAATTAAGAATCAAGTACATCAAGTACAGGATGAGGTATTCGGTTACTAATGGCTACAAAAAAGCAACAAACCAGAATAAATGAATTTAATTTAATTAAGAGTACGCTGTTTCCAAACGGTCAGATTCCCCCTATGGCTGAGATTCAGGAACGTTTGGCTAGCGGTAACTATTCTGTGCGAGATGGGTTGATTGCTCGTTTGTATAAGAATGGTGTGCCTGTAGACCCCTTCCTGCTTAAAAACGATGAAACAAAAGTATTTGCTGCAGCACTTGAAAAAGCATTTCCTAATCCAACTAAAGTGGCTAGAAACATTGAGGGTATTGCAGGCATAATAACTAAACTTGCAAGTTCTAAAATACCACTTGATTCATCTTTTAATGAATTAGAAGTTGCTAGTCGCTCCCCCGATTTTAGTGATGACACTAGGACTAAAATTGTAAAACCCATCGTTGAAGATGTAAAGTCTGTTATTGCAGGTGATGTAAAAAGAATAGTAACCGGAACTCGTAAACTTGCAAAAGGTGCAATCCCAATTGGTGTTCTTGAAGGAGTCATGAAAGGAATTGGGGATATCCCTGACCCTATTATTCGTGATGCTGTTGTAGCAAGTATGCTTGGTTATAGAGGAAAAGACCTCTCTGGTATTGTAACAAACGCAGAACAAGCAGAAGAACTGTATCCTGCTCGTCCGTATTATGACAGAGAATCTCAAGTTATGATGTCTCCTGATGCAGAGTTACCGGGCGGGGGCAGAAAAGGAAAAGGACCAGACAGACCTCTTGGTCCAGTTATGGCACAGATTATGAATCGTCGGTACGATTCTGCTGTAGATGGAGAATTGTTTCCAGATGTGACAACAGGGAAGTTAACTGCCGCACTTAAAAAGTATGTTTACCCCAAAATAGACGAGAACACACTAAAACTTCTTAAAAAAGCACCTAGCGGTTATACTGATATGCGTCGTATTGTGGCTTCAGCTATAGCTAATCAGCTAGGCGACCCACAAGCTGCTGCAGAAATTATCAGTCACAAAGGTGACCCGTCAGAATTAATTGACCGTACTATGACCGGGTTCTATACAGAGGTTGAAAATCTCGATTCGTTAGAAGCACGTCGTACAGCATTGATTGGTTTTGAAAAGCTGATGGCTGATGCTACAGGTCAAGTTGATGCAAAGGGGTTAGGTGCATATCTAAGATTAGATTTAGACCCAGAGTTTAACGCTACTTATCCTGAGTTTAAAATAAAGGCTGGCTCTGAAGTAGCTTCAGCCATTCAAGTTACACCTGCAACACCTGAACAAGTTGAAGCTGGTAGCGACCTTTCTGCTGCTCGTATGCAACAGTCCGCAGAAGAAGCACGATTAAGTGCAGAACAGTCTGGATTAAAGGCTGACCAAACTGCCATAGAGCGAGGTAAGATAGCACCAGAGGTTGCAGAGGCACAGGCTGCTGTAGCAGGTGCAAAAAAAGAACAGGCTGCTCAAGCTGCCTCAGATGAAGCTGAAGACCTTAAAAAGGGGCTTATGAACAAATACGCACGTCCTATGACAAAGGCAGGAGCGAAGGTTTTAAAAGTCGTTGCCCCACCCATAGGTATTGCAGCAAGTATGTTGGCAGCAAAGGATACTTCCGCTGCAGTTATTGAACAAGCTACAAAATTAGGTCTTCCTACCCCAGTGGCAAAAACTGCTGGATATGTAGCAGGAGCGACAGAGTTTTTACCCGTAACACCATCAGACATTGTTTCTGTTGCAAAGGCTATACCAACAGAGCCGACGATGGTTACACAAGCACAGCAGCGTCAACAGGCTGCACAGTACGATTTTGGAGACGAGTTTGGAAACATACCCCCAGATACAGGGCAACCTATTCCAACTGCTCCGTTAAATATTCCTGACCCTGTTCCGTCAAACATGGGTATGTTATCTGCAGGAGCAGCAAAGGAAAGAGTTAACCTTGCCACTAGAGCCGCAGAGCAAGGTGAAGAAACTACACTAACAGGCTCATTTTTACAACCTCAATAATAAGGAGCATAGCAATGTCCAACTTGAATTTTGGAGAAGGCTATATCATGAACTCTGATAAAACATCCGTCGATGACCAGATGGGAGCAGCAGACCTATACCGTGAAGGTTTAGAGTTTGATACTAAAACTGCTCAAGGTGTTCTTACAGAAGATATGCCTAAGAAGATGACCAAAACAGCAGTTGACCCTTCTGTAATGAAGATGGCTGAAGAACGCGATTACTAAAATGTCTGATAACTTTCTTGAACCTGCGGATGATACCGCTGTCAACATAATCAGTCCAGAAGAAAAGATGCCCGGTCTTGTTGGGTATATTAAAGGTAAGCTGGAAGATTCTGAAAACGGTAGGTACGCATATGAACAAAGGTGGCTAAAAGCATACAAGAACTTTCGAGGTATCTACGATTCTACCACACAGTATCGTGATTCTGAAAGGTCAAAGGTATTCATTAAGATTACCAAAACAAAAGTGCTTGCTGCTTATGGGCAGATTGTAGACATTCTGTTTGCGAATAAGAAATTTCCTATTGTAGTTGAACCTACTCCTGTTCCAGAAGGAATAGCAGAATTTGCTCATATGGGTACACCACTTGACGATATCATTGACCCTTACGGCTTTGATGGTGACGGTAGAGAGTTACCTTTTGGTGCAACACAAGCTACTGGAGGTGATTTCTTAGGCGGGTTACAAGGAAGATATCAGAACGCGAACTTAAAAGAAGGCCCAGCTTTGATGGGGGAACCTCAAATAAGCCCCGCTCAAAAGACAGCACTAAATATGGAAAAACAAATCCACGACCAGTTGTTGGATACAAGTGCAGTTAATGTTCTACGTAGTGCGATATTTGAATCTGCATTACTAGGCACGGGTGTAGTAAAAGGGCCATTTAACTTTTATAAACGTATCCACAAGTGGGGGCGTAATGAACAAGGAGAACGTATGTATACGCCGTATGAGCGTGTTGTTCCCCGTATTGAGCATGTTCCTATTTGGGATTTTCATCCTGACCCTTCTGCAACCAGCATTGAAGACTGCGAGTACGTTATCCAGCGTCATAGAATGAATCGACAGCAGATACGGGGACTTATAAACCACCCTCATTTTAACAGCGTTGCTATCGAAAATGTTCTTGCCACTGGTCCGAATTACAATGATAAGTATTACGAAGATACTATTCGAGAGGATGAAACTGAAGCGTATTATCAAGAAGGACGTTTTGAAGTTCTAGAATACTGGGGTGTACTTGATTCAGACCTAGCAAAAGAGGCAGGGTTAGAAGAAGCAGACCAAATGAGTCCGTTTGACCAAGTGCAAGTCAATGTGTGGGTTTGTGGTAACGAAATTCTTCGTTGCGTACTAAATCCGTTTACTCCCGCTCGTATTCCTTATCAGGTGTTTCCGTACGAAATCAACCCATATCAAGTATGGGGAGTTGGTATCGCAGAGAACATGGAAGATGCTCAGATGCTGATGAACGGACACGTTCGGATGGCAATCGATAATCTTGCGCTAGCTGGTAACTTAGTTTTTGATGTGGATGAGGCAAGTCTTGTACCGGGACAGAACATGGATATCTTCCCCGGTAAGATATTCCGTCGTCAGTCAGGGGTCACAGGTACAGCAATCAACGGACTAAAGTTCCCTAACACTGCACCTGAAAACATTCAGATGTATCAGATTAGCCGACAGCTTGCTGACGAGGAAACAGGTCTGCCATCTATCATGCACGGACAAACAGGTGTTACAGGCACAGGGCGCACCGCATCTGGTCTGTCAATGCTACTAGGGGGAGCAAGTCTTTCCCTCAAGACAGTCATTAAGAATATCGATGACCACTTGTTGAAACCGTTAGGTGAAGCATACTTTCAATGGAACATGCAGTTTAATGACGATGCACCTGACATTGAAGGTGACCTTGAGATTAAGCCACGAGGCGTAGCTGCAGTCATGCAGAAAGAAGTGCGTAGTCAACGACTAACTACTCTGTTGCAAACAGCATCTAATCCGTCTCTTGCACCGTTTATCAAGATACCAAACTTGGTACGTGAACTTGCTATTGCACAGGACATCGACCCAGATAGCTTGGTAAATGATGTTAACGAAGCGCAGATTTTTGCAGAAATACTAAGAGGACTACAAAATGCTCAACAAGACACAGGCCAGCAAGGTCAGCCCACTGGTGGCGAACAAGGAGGCATGGGACAGTCTGGACCAGTACCTGCAGGAGCAAATCCAGATGACGCTTCGGGCGTTGGTGGCGGCACAATCGGAACTGGAAGTGTTCCGTCTGCAGGGGAAGATAACTTCACTGGAACAAATCAAGGGATTGAAGGCTGATTACGAAGCTGCAATAAAGGAAAACACAGGTGGGTAACGCAATACTTGAAAGTTATATTGCAAATCTTGCAGGCCGAACAGGTGTTGCAGGTATAGCTACGGGCATGTTGTATCAGCAGCGGACGGGCAGGTCTTTTCTTCCTTACATGGGGAAGCCAAAGGTATCTCGTAGTGCAGCAGAGGCCGGTGGAGTTGCACGAGAGTTAGGGTACGAAGAAAGTGGTCCTAGCGGTCCGCAGCCTACCGCAGGCGATAGAATTGAAGATAGAGACGGGGATGGTATTCCTGATGGGATTAATATCATATCTGGCACAGGAGATACTTTTAGAGTATCACCAACACAAATAGGCAGTTTTACACAAATAAGTGAACGCTACGATAGTCAAGTAGAAAAAGAAAAACAAGAAGCTTTAGAAAAAGAATTTAGTGTAAAGGGCATAAGTTCAAAATTAAAAAGTTTAGTTAAAAAAGAAGCAGGCCGTGCGTTAGGTATTCCTGATAGTAGATTTGATATTGCAAGTGGAAGGGATGTTATTGCAAGTGGTTTGAAAACAGGACTAGCTCCGATAGATTTTGCACAAGCGGCAGGTGCGAAAGCATATGAAAAGTTTACAGTACCAAAGATAGAAGAGGCGGCTGCACAAGCTGCGTTAGGGACAGAGGGATACGGCATCTTTACTTTAGGGGGTGGAGCCACTGTTGCTATGACTCCCGATGGAATAGTAGGCAATGTAGATAGCTTTCTTGACCGCACGGGTCGTACCCGAACTCAACTTGAAAATGAATTAAGAGATAAAACATCTGCTGGGTTAGGCGGTGGATATTTGCAAAACATGTATCAAGAATACACCAGTAGTCCAATTACACCTTTAACACCAGAAGCAAATATTAAAGGTCGCTACATGTACGAACAAAGCATACTTGGTTCTACGTTGGATGACGAATTAAAAAGTAAGATGCTTGGTGGTGCAGACCTCAGACCAACTATAGATTACACGTTTGGTTATGAAGACGGTACATATGGTAGCGGAACAACCACAGGGTTTGCTGGTGCGGTTAGACAAGATGCTTCTACGGGAGAGACCATAACTTCTAGTACGCCCACTGGTACGTATCGTGATGATTATGAGCAGAGTTCTTCTGATGATGACAATACTGGTGGCGTAAGCTTTAGTGGTTCAGACCCTGCATCTCAACAAGAAGAAATGGAATCTGCAGCAGGTGTAGGTGGTGGTTTTGGCGGTTTTGGTAGTTTTTTTAGTAAGGGTGGACGTACTCGTATGAAAGAGGGGGCTACGTCAGGTGACCCTATACAAGAAACGGGCTTTGTATCTGGACCCCCAAATCAGTTTACAGAGAGTGAGACAGTGGCTGATACAGAGTATCGTCAGGTGCGTGATGGTTCTTTTGTTCTTAACGCACCTACTGTTGAAAGGTTACAGAAGTTAGGAATGTTACCCTCTAGGGTTGACAAACCTAAAAAAATTGCTAAAATAAAAGCGAGAAAGGGCGGTTTAATTGACGTAGCTTTATCTAAAGGCGAAGTCGTTATTGAACCAGAGGACATTGAAAGCTTTGGTGGCTACGATGCCTTAGAACGCCTCAACGATGTTGGTAAATCCGAAGTAGACCGTAGACAAGCAAACATGGGCGGTAGAGTAATTGGGTATTCTACAGGCGGCGGTGTATTAACTCCTAGAGGTGGTATTTTAGGCACAGGTAGAATTGGTATTTTAGGAACGCCTTTCGTATCTGGTGGCCCATCTGATGTAAATCCTGCACCCCCACCTCCTGTTTCATCTGAAGACTCATTTGTAAAAATAAAACCTTCTTCTCCTGACGTTTACAAACCTTTTATACCTGAACTTTCTTCTTTTGAAAAGTTGACAGCAGATTTGTTACTTAGATTAGAAGGTAACGAAGCACAGGGGTACGTTCCAAAGAAAACAGGAGAAGACCTTAGTGGAGTGAGTATAGGCATTGGATTTGATATAGGTCAACACAGCGTAAAAGATTTAGAACGTATGGGTTTTAATTCTGACATTATTTCTAAATTTACTCCTTACTTAAAAAAACGAGGCGATGAAGCTAGAGCAGTTTTAAAACAAGAACCTTTAAAACTAAATGCAGACGAATTAGCTGAAGTAAATAGAATAACTTTACGAAGCAAAATAGAAAGCTTTAATAACTTTTTTCCTGAATACAAAGATGTTAATGATATTGACCGTGCCGTTTTAATATCTGCAGATTGGATTGGCGGGTTAAGGCCAACAGAAGACCATCCAGAAGGACGATACGAAACATTTAAAAATACTTTTAGAGATACTTTAAGCATGGAGACCGCAATACAAAAAGGTCTCTTTGCAAGAATAGAGAATAAGGGTGACCCTGAACACAATCGGGCAGAGAAAGCATTAGATTGGATTCGGGAGACAAGGCAAAAGGTACGTAGGAGTAAACCAGTTCCTACCCCAATGCCCCGACCTAATTAGTCAGCTACCCGCACAGCGGCCCTGACGTAACCGAAGCGGCTACCTACAAGCCAAGTAGCCCCGCAAGATGAGGTAAAACAAATGGCAAAAAAAGTTCGCGGACACCGCGCAAACAAACCAAACGATTCCTTCGGAACTATAAACAACGATGGTCTGTATAAGGGTAAGTATCGTGAAGATGTGTACCTTGATGATGACGAAGAAAACGTTGAAGAGCAACAGGCGCAGCCTGAAGAAGAACAACAAACTGAACCTAGTTTTGTTCAAGGTGAAGCAGAAGTCAAGCATGACTACAAGAAACGCTATGACGATTTAAAGCGACACTATGACGAAAAGGTACAAGAGTTCAAGGATAAAGAGAAACAATTAGAAGCGACCCTCACTGAAGCTACTCGCTCACAAGGTATCTCTCTACCAAAAACAGAAGAAGAACTCGTCAAGTTTAAAGAAGAATTTCCTGACGTGTATGACGTAGTAGAGACTATCGCTACTATGAAAGCAGGTGAACGGGCGCAAATTCTTGAACAGGAACTTGAAACCATTCGTGAAAAAGAACAGAATACAAGGATTCAAGCGGCATACCAAGAACTTATAAACTCTCATCCTGATTTTAATGAAATTAGACAGGACGAGAAGTTTTTAGGATGGTTAGAAGAACAACCGCCTAGCATATCCGATGGTATTCTTAAAAACAATACAGATGCTCGTTGGGCTTCACGTGTTGTTGATTTGTACAAAGCTGATGTGAATATCACACCTAAACGTACAAAGAAGAAAAAGGAAGATGCTGCCGTATCTGTAGGTGCTGCGAAAGCACGTGACCTTACAGACTCACGGACTGAAGGCAGAGTGTTTAAAGCATCCGATATCGCCAAGATGAAACCTTGGGAGTTTGAAAAGCTGGAAAGCGAAATTGACTCTGCAAGGGCTGAAGGGCGAATTGACTACAACTCTTAATCCTCAAAGGAAGGGATTGAACAATGGCTTTTAATAGCGCATCAGGTCATAATAACCTGCCTTCCGGTAATTTTACCCCGGAAATTTTTAGCCAAAAAGTTCTCAAATTCTTCCGTCGTGCTTCGGTTGCAGAAGATATTACTAATACCGATTACGCTGGCGAAATTGAAAACTTTGGCGATACCGTCCGCATCATTAAGGAACCAACAATTACGGTTTCTTCTTATGCACGTGGCGCGGTAGTAAATCCGCAAGACCTTGCTGACGACCAAATTACTATGGTTGTCGACCAAGCAAATGCTTTTGCGTTTAAGATTGACGACATTGAAGAGCGTCAGTCTCACGTTAACTTCGAGGCTCTTGCTACTTCATCGGGTGCATACTCGCTGAAGCGTAAGTACGATGCCAACATCTTGCAAAATATGGCGGATAACGCTGGTAATACTGGCACTTCTGTTGGTACTGCAGCTAGTCCAATCGATATCACTGGTAGTGGTAACGAAGACGCTGCTGTAAACTTGCTAATGACTATGGCTCGTATCCTTGACGACCAGACTGTTCCAGAAGAGAACCGCTGGTTTGTAGCACCTCCGATTTTCTATGAAAATGCGTTCAAAGCTGGTGCTAAGTTCGCAGAGGTTCAGGTAACTGGTGACGGCACTACGCCTCTCCGCAATGGTCTTGTAATGGCTGGCAATATTGCTGGCTTCAACTGTTACAAGTCTACTGCCCTGAACAACTCAGGAACTGACGTTGTGACTATCACTTCACAAGATACTACAAACGACTTTGTAGTTCTTGCTGGACATATGTCCTCAACTGCAACTGCTTCTCATATTGCGAAGACTGAAGTTGTACGTTCAACCGAAACTTTTAGCGACATTGTTCGTGGACTTCATGTGTTTGGTCGTAAGGTCATCCGCCCAGAAGCCCTTGTTCAAGGTGTCGTTAAGACTGACTAATAGGGAGACTTAGTAATGGCTACTTATACTGTAACTGGTGCTGTCGCTGGTGTCCCGCTGGGCATCAAGCCTCAAATTATCGAAGTCGTACTTGACTTCTCTTCAACTAGCTTGACTACTTCTGACTCAGTAGAAGTATTTGAGATGAAGGCTAACACACTTGTTCTTATGGCAGGTGTGGAAGTTCTCACTGTAGCATCAACTGGTTCTCCAGTTCTTGACTTAGGTGACGATACTGACGATGATTTGTACGTTGCTGCTCTAGATGGCACAGCAGCAGGCCACGAAATCAATAACGCAGCAGGCACAGCAAAGCTGTATACTGTTGCTGATACTATCGACTTGATTGCTAATACTGCAACTTTCGATGGTAAGGTTCGTGTCTTTGCAGTTATTGCAGAACTTGGTTCTGGCGAAACTGCGGCAACCTTTGCCTAATAACACTGTCGGGGGGCAGGGCAACTTGCCCCTTGACAAACCCGGAAATTTGTGATATAAGCAGATAACATTGCCGGGAGATATACCATGTTTATTACGTTTGTTAAAGTATGTTCTGTAGTTGCTGCGTTTGAGTGCGTTGAATTTCAAGACAATAAAGGACCATACGAAACCTTAGAAGAATGCCAAGATAGAGCGAGAGTAATGGCTTTAGATTTACAAAAGTTAATTATACCCCCTGTAGAATTTAGCTATAAATGCTCTCAACAACTCAAGCAAGAGTACTCTACCTAATCATGAATTACATTACAAGCAATATACCGTACTTTAAAGTTTGGGTGCGGAGAGAATACACAACAAACTTCGACCGATATCAAGGTGAATTTCTTCATGCGATGGCAATAGGGGTAACTACCCTGCCAATGCGAACTCTTAGTTTCCAACTGTTGTTTACTGGATGCGAAGAAGATGAAAATGTACATGGTGGTGCTATGTGGGCTAGGATGCCCCTTACTGCACTTGTAGGTGACACGCCTCTAGATGAATGGCCTGAACCAATACCTACCCACCTTGCACAGCCTTGGGATTGCCAATCACACCATCATTCGGTGTTTGTTTTAAATAGAGCAACACCATGCCCTTGGTTGGCAAAGATAGACGGAGAGTTCTATCCTGCAAAGTATTACTTTACTGTCGATTACACTGACACTGAGGTAGCTGATGACCCTGCTCAACACAAACAAAGTCACGTTTTGGAATTGTTGGATGCAGGTAAGTGGACAGGCAACATGGTTGCTCTTCCCAACAATAGAGTCCGCGTTACTAATCCTGCGTGGTTTGTAACCGGAGAAGGCCCACCGGACTTTGCACCAAGTCAGTGGGTACACCATTCAAAACAAGACCCTAATTATGTGAGTGATACAGCAAGGGTATTTGACAATCTTTATGCGGAGCAAGACGATGAAGAAGATGATGAATAAAAAGAGCAAGGGCATGGCTCGTGGTGGACGTTCTGCCATGAAATCTAAAGGATATGCCAAAGGCGGTAAAACAAAAATGCGTTCTAAAGGTATGGCTAAAGGCGGCAAAATGAAGATGCGGTCTAAAGGCATGGCAAAGGGCGGTGCAAAGATGACTCTTGCATCAATTCGTTCTGCTGCAAAAGCAAAAGGCTACAAGCTAGTAAAGGTGTAGGCATGGCTAGACAGGGGCTATATGCCAACATAGCTGCCAAGAAACGCAGAATAAAGGCGGGTAGCGGAGAGACCATGCGTAAACCCGGAAGCAAGGGTGCGCCAAGCAAAGCTAACTTTAGACGTGCAGCACAAACAGCAAGGAAGAAGTAATGGCTCGTAAGCAAGATAAGATGCCAGCCCGTAATAAAAAGAACTTTCGACCAACGAAGTCGGGGGCAGGAATGACTAAAGCTGGGGTGGCTGCTTATCGGCGAAAGAACCCCGGTTCCAAACTAAAAACAGCAGTAACAGGAAAAGTAAAGCCGGGTAGCAAAGATGCTAAACGGCGTAAATCTTTCTGCGCTAGGTCTGCTGGACAGATGAAGAAGTTTCCTAAAGCTGCTAAAAATCCTAACAGCCGTTTGCGTCAAGCAAGGAAGAGGTGGAAATGCTAACTGCATTGATTGGACCAATAAGCAACATTGCTTCTACATGGCTTGAGGGCAAGGTAGAAGAAAAAAAAGCACAGTCAGCTACGAAGGTAGCCAAAGCTCAAGCAGAAGCTGTAGTTATGCAGAAAAAAGCTACGGGTGAAATCGATTGGGATTTGGAGATGGCTCGTGCTTCATCATCGAGTTGGAAAGACGAGTGGCTGGTAATTTTGTTTAGTATTCCGCTGATACTAGCCTTCATACCCGGCATGGAAGAAGTTGTAGCAAACGGATTTCTGCAGTTAGAAATGATGCCTGAATGGTATCAATATAGCTTGGGGGTAATTGTAGCTGCCTCATTTGGCGTACGTAGTGCAACTAAATTCTTTGGTAAAAAATAATGGTTGATTGGTGGAAACGATGGCTGCAGTTTAATGTTACAGCCAAGCTAACTATGATTGCTTCTGTTGCGATGTCATGGCGTTGTGCAGAGTGGTTCATGAACTTAGAAGACCCGACAACACAGCAGTCTGCGTTTGTATCTGTAATCATGGGTGTCATGACAGGTGTGTACGGTATTTATCTGGGCAGAGAAGCAAAGGGTAAATAAAATGGCAAATCCTCTTGTAGGATATTTAGCAAGCGTGGCTGGAAGGACAGTTGCAGGAGTAGGTTCTGCAGTATACAGTGCTTTAACAGATTCAAAAGAAGCACAAGCACCTGAGTCAAATTTTAATGATGATGTAAGAAGTAGAAAACCCTTAAAAAACTCACGAGGAAGAAAAGCTGCACCATCTGCGGAGAAGTCTAAGTAATGGTATTTGACCACTCCCAAAGAACAACCGAAGAGCAAGCAAGAGAGAACCGCAAAATGAAATACAATCGTGAGGCTTTGATTGACCAGTTAATTCTGCATGAGGGTATGGAGCTACAGGTATACAAGGACCATCTGGGCATCGATACGATTGGCGTGGGACGCAACCTTGAAGACCGGGGTATTACCGATGGCGAACTCGCTTTTATGAATATGTTAAAAGCAGAGGTATACGAGCAGGGAATTACAGAAACTCATGCTCGTTTTCTTTTATCTAACGACATAGATATCGTAGAAAAAGAACTAGTCGCATCACATCCTTGTACAGTAGGGCTTGATGATGTTCGTTGCCGTGTGCTTCTAGACATGGCGATAAACCTTGGTATGCCAAGATTAAACAAATTTAAAAACATGTGGAAAGCTGTGCATGACCGCGATTTTTCTACGGCAGCAGTTGAGATGCTTGATTCGCGTTGGGCATCACAAGTAGGACAACGGGCGGTACGTTTATCTACTGCTATGCGTGAGGGAGAATTACATGTCTAAAATGGCAGCATTTAAATCTGGATTTGGATTTGGTGAAAAGGAAGAAAAGAAGTTACTTCCTAAACAGTTTCCTGTTAGTGCGCCGTTGCGTATGCACAAAGAATACTATGACAAGTACATTGGAAACAATTTTGCACAAGAATTTTTAGAAGAAAAAGGAATGAAAGTTGCTGATGAGTATTCAGCAGATTCTTTTTCTGATTACATTGAACTTCGAGGGATAGGTAAAGCGTACGGGGGCAAAGTTCAACCTCGTCATGCTTTGGGTAGCACGGAGAAACCATAATGCCAATAGAATTAAAGCCAAAGAAATATAGGGATGCTTTGGGTAGCGAAAAAAGTCGTACGTATGCGAAGGCAACCCTTCCGGGAGATGATGGGGGAGATTCTACTAGTAGAGAACAAAAGAGAAAAGTCATACGTAGAGGAAATCAAGCAAAGAGTTTAACAAGAAACCCTACCGCAGATACCTCTAAACGTTACACCGGAAGAGATGCAGGCGTGTCTATACAGGTAGGAAAAATACGCGAACAACAGAATAAAGGTTTACAAGAACTAAAGAAGGGCGGCAAAGTAAAGAAAAGCAAGAGCCGTGTCAACGAGGCTGGTAACTACACTAAGCCCAGCATGAGAAAGCGTCTGTTCAACCGTATCAAGGCAGGCGGAAAAGGCGGTAGGCCGGGACAATGGTCAGCAAGAAAAGCGCAAATGTTGGCTTCTGCTTACAAAAAAGCGGGTGGCGGTTATAAGAACTAATGGCCCCAAGGTTAAGCGAGAACACCGAAGTTGCGCTACCACTCCGCAACATCATCAGCATGGTTGCAGCAGCGTCTCTCGCTACTTGGGCATACTTCGGTATTATAGAACGTCTTAACACCATTGAGACTAACATCACTATGATGAAGTCAAACGTGGACCACAATACTGAGTTTCGTATTAAGTGGCCCAGAGGTGAAATGGGTAGTTTGCCAGCAGACTCCGAACAGTTCATGTTAATTGAACACCTCGCACAACAGTTAGACGAATTGTCTGTACAGGCAGATGAAGGTCGATTACCCCACGACCAACAACAAAAATTAACATTGGAGTTCTATGAGAAGCGTATTAGTGCCATAGAAGCCCGTCTTGAGAAGATGAGAAATGGTCACTGAAACCATCACATTGATATTATACTTATCAGGTCACATAGCAGAGCATACAGCCTACGAACGGTTGTCTAATTGTTTGAAAGCTAAACGTACCATAGAACGAAACTTATATAAGGACACAGGTACAGTTCGATATTCATGCGAAAACAAAACAGTTGAGATTAGCAAGGGTGCAGACGGTAAAAACTATATTGTAAAGATTGTGGAGTGATTTATGGTTGTAGCAGAGGTACTGACAGGAATCGCTCTCGTAAAGCAGGCCACGGACTTTATTAAGTCTAATATCAACACTGTTAAAGATATTAGTCAGATGGCTGGTCACATTGATGACCTGTTTCGCGGAGAACACGAGGCTCAAAAAGCACGTAACAAAAAAGCAGGTGTAGATACCTTTAGTGTAAACTCCGTTGCCCAAGAAGTTATAGATGCAAAGTTAGCGGCTGAGAAACTACGCGAAGTATCGGTTCTTGTAGATATGCGGTTTGGCCCCGGAACATGGGCAGGCATAGTTAATGAACGTGCTAAACGAATACAGGAAGCAAAAGAGGCAGAGAGGAAAAGAAAGATAGAGCAGGCTCGTAAAGAACACGAGTTTTGGGAAGCAGCAAAAGCAACAGCAATAGCTGTAGTTGCAATCGTAGCAATGGTTGCCTGTTTTGTTGTTGTGTTGACTTCTTCTATCTAGAATTGTATACTAAAGTATTTGGAGAAATACATGTCCTTACCTAAACTAGCCATTGATGCTTTGCTGTTTAAATATCAAGCGGAGATGAAAGATGCAACGTATGTACTCACTAATTATCTCAACAATGCAGTCGCTGTGGGTGAACATCCAGACCTGCTTGAAGAGATGGATAAAGCTATTGATAAGTATGCTGAAGCGAATGAAAAGTTTGCTACGCTTGTAAAGCTAACTCAGGAGAACAAAGATGGCACTAAAAAAGAGCCAACGCTCTTTGAAGGCATGGACTAAGCAGAAGTGGCGTACCAAAAGTGGTAAGCCGTCGACACAGGGTCCAAAAGCAACCGGGGAAAGATATTTACCTGAGAAGGCCATTAAGTCCCTATCAGCGAAAGAGTACGCTGCAACAACCCGTGCTAAAAGAAAAGCAACTAAAGCAGGTAAACAAGTCTCCAGACAACCCAAAAAGATTGCTAAAAAAGTACGTCGTCATAGAAGAGTAACATGACCTATCTTGAATTAATTAATGCTGTTCTACGTGAAATTAATGAAGTGGAGATTACCACGGTCAGTACGACTCGTGGTATTCAAACATCTGTAAAAGATTTTGTAAACAAGGCGCAGAGAGACATTATCAACTCTGAAGTTGAATGGCCTTTCACAGTAGTCAATCAATCTTTTACTACCACAGCGAGTACATCAGAATATAGTCGTGAGTCAGATGCAAAGACAATAGATTTTGACAGCTTTACCGTACAAGAATCTGCAACCACTGCAGAAAAAACATTACAGTACTTATCTTTTGAAGAATATTTAGAAGGGTACAATGAAACAGATACAAATCCAAATGGTGACTCTGAAGGGTTACCTAGATTTGTTTATTCTACACCAGATAACAAAATTGGTTTATCTCCTGTTCCTGATGTATCTACTTACACAATACGATACTATTATTATCAAACAACTTCGGACATGTCTGCAAACACAGACACACCTACTATACCCGAACGCTTTCACGACGTAATAGTCAACCGTGCAAGATACTTTGCACACATGCTTCGTTCAGACGTACAGTTTTCACAGCTTGCGTTACGTGATTACGAACAGGGACTTGCTCGTATGCGTATAGAATTAATTAATAAGAAAGATTACATGAGAGCAGTTTAATGGCAGATACCTCGCTTCTTAGCCCCTTTGTTGTCCGCTTGGGCGGTGGCTTGGTACTGGATAAAGATACCTTCTCTATCCCGCCCGGTGCTGCCCTACAACTACAAAACTTCGAACCAGACATCAACGGTGGCTATCGCCGCATCAACGGATTTACCAAGTTTGATTCTAATCAGGTTGGTGGTTCCACAGGTACAATTCTTGGGGTACACATATACAAAGACCAAGCGATTGTTGCGAAAGGTACGTCCGTATTCAAAAGCACAGGCAGCGGATACACAAGTATAGATACAGGTCGTACCAGTGCTGGAAGATACAACTTTGTAAACTTTAACTTCAACGGCACAGATAAGATGATTATGGTGGACGGTGCAAACCTTGCATCTGTTTTCGATAACTCTTCTGTTACAGACGTTAGTGCATCCGGTAGACCAGCAGACCCTAAGTTTGTAGAGATATTTAGAAGTCACGCATTTTATGCTGGTATGTCTGCAAGTCCACAAGAACTTATTTTTAGTGTTCCGTTTGATGAGGATGACTTTACGAGTGCTAGTGGTGCAGGCAGCATAAAAGTAGATGAACCTATTGTAGGTATCAAGGTCTTCCGTGAAAACTTGTTTGTGTTCTGTGAAGATTCTATTTTTAAAATTGCAGGTTCTAGTTCATCGGATTTTGCAGTAGTTCCTGTTACTCGTGCTATCGGCTGTGTTGATGGGTTTAGCATCCAAGAGATATCAGGTGACTTGATTTACCTTGCACCGGACGGACTGCGTACGATTGCTGGTACAGAAAGAATCGGTGACGTTGAACTTGGTACGATTTCTAAACAGATACAGCCTCGCCTTGATAACATCGACAAAGACCGTATCTCTAGTGTCGTTATAAGAGCAAAGTCTCAGTACCGTCTGTTCTTCCCTGATGATAGCGGGGGTACTACATCATCTCCGGGTTTGTTAGGAGTTATCAAAGCTGGTGTTGATGGTGGTGTTGGTTGGGAATATGCAGACGTACGAGGTATCAAACCTGCATATTGCACCTCTGGATTTATCGGTGGTGTAGAGACTGTCCTTCATGGCGGATACGACGGGTACGTTTACAAACAAGAAACAGGAAACACGTTCGATGGAACAAATATAACAGCCATATATCGTGGCCCTGATTACACGATGGGTGACGCTGGTATCCGTAAGATGATGCAGCGTATCATTTGGAACTACGATAACGAAGGTGCGGTGAACTCAAACTTTCGTATCCGATACGATTTTAATTCAAGCGAAACACCACAACCAAATCAATACACGTTGAACACAGGTGCTGCCGTAG